AACTCAACAACCATGGAATGACGCTTTGAAGTGAGTTGCATTGGTTGAAATCCCTTTGACTCTTATAGAATACACGATTTTGACGACCACACAACCACTTGTGTGCCACTTCTAGAACTGGTTTATTTGTTTCCCCAATACCATAAGATTGCGCCTATAAGTGTGATTGGAAGAATCCACATCCAATACTCAATGATTAACCACAGAACAAATAGGACGGCAAATAATCCTAACATGCCTCCCATATCACCGAAGTCCATATCACCTCCAGATGAAGAAGATCCGCCCCTGACTTCTTCACTGTTAATAACATCAGCTCCAGGAACCATACCTCTCACAAGATCTTCTGCCTCAGAGTGATACTCTGCCTCAACTTTCATTGAGCGACTACCACCAACTCCTGGTTTGTAATATGTGACTTTGTAAGTGGAAGTCATGATCAGAAAATGTTAGTCCAGCGAGTGTGATTTGCTTTGGTGATTCTACCTTCTTTCAGCATGTTGTCGCAAACTCTCACAAAAACTTGAAACTTTTGCTCTCGGGTGAGAGTATCTGCACCGTCGCATTTTTTCATCACACGGAGCATTTGTGCTTTGGATCGAATCATTTTAGAACGTAGCAGTAATCGATAGAGTTGACGCAGAATCCTATGGCAGATGTAATCTCTTCTACAAGATCATCAGCATCTGATGCTTCCCACGTTGCAGACATTACATCATCAATAATCTCAGATTGCTCTGTTGGTGACAACTCAAAATTGTCATCTTCAAAGTCGATGTTAATCTCAGTAACACGGAATTGCATCGGTTTGTAGATAGAAAGTTTGCGAAGTTGTTTGTTAGTGTCAGAGAACATAATCAGAGATACAGGAACGAACCGTAAGCATCACAAATGTGAGGATTATCTGCCAACTGAGTAATCAGATAGCGGACATGTTTGGCAGGTGCTTTGTAACTAGCAGGTTTGTAACATTCGCCAGAGTTCTTGTCAACGAACATCCAGCAACTCCGTCCTCTCATTCTTGCATCACCAAAATTACCATCCATAAGATAAGACCAAACTTTGATATATTTGCGACCAACTTCATACTCAAGTTGAGTATAAACAGACCGACCAGATTCAATGGAATTAACTTTCCACTCATTGTTAAGCACTTCGATCAGACATTCAGTCAGATACTCTGCTTTGTATTGAGGAGCACAGAAGGTCATGGGATTCGATTGCTTTGACTCTTTTAATATACACGGAAACGATGCCCGTGGGGAGAAAAGTGGACACTAGGTCAACTGGCACAGGCAAACCTACCATTGTTAAAGTTTGCGTGAGAGAATTGCTCTCGGTTGACATACTTGAACATACCAAACTCATTGATTTTGACATAACCCTCGCCACCACATTGACGATTGCCGATGTATGCTTTCGGTCCATTGTTCCGCATCAAGAACAACATATCATCTTTGATTGACTTGACGAGAGACCACAAACGCAATACATTTACGTCAATTTGATTAGCAAATGCAAGCGCATCCATGGTCAGGTCATCAATATCCAAACCAGCACGAATAATGCTGTTAAGTTGTTGCTGAACCTGTTGAGATTGCTTGTCGCTCAGAAACTCACACATACACGACATTTGCTTGGCAAATGCAACAACCTCATCGAAATCTTCATCGACTTGCCATGCATCAGGTTGCACGAACTTACAAGTCTCAGTATCATCAAAGACTTCCATATCTACCATGTCATTGATAGTATATGCGTCCTTCAGTTCACCATCAGTTGCATACAAAGTATGAGGAGCAATGATAATGTTCTGGTCAATTACTTCATCAAAAATGTAAGTAATCGTATTGGGGCAAAAAGTATCATCACCACCGTACCCAATAAAATCACCCTGAACAATTCCATCGAAAGAAGGAAGGAAATCAAAACAATGGTGTAATATATCAGCAACAACCCCAGAATGATTCCGATCAATGTCATCATGCGTTTCATTGATTTTAATCTTTACTTTATTGAAGACAGATTTTGTACCGACAAAAAAGTTTCCTGTCTGAGGATTTGTGCCCCAAACAATAGCAGGAGCACCATCAATTTTGACAGAAAGATCACCCTGAGCGAGCAACCAATCAAGCGCAGTCAAGTCACCCGTCAGGATAGAATCTTCGGGGTGTTGGAGATGTGTGTTTTTCATACCAGTATAATGGCACAGGATGGGACAGAAATCAAGCGATAGTGTGCAGTTCGCTTACTGGTACACGGCAATCAGTTCGTTTGCCTTTTTTCTGCTTGTCTTGTTTGCAGAGATGGACCTTGCCACCTGAATCGAATGAATTTGTGCATTTTTGTAGAGTTGTCTACTAACGTCAGTATCATGGTTGCTAATGATAACTTTAGCACCACGATTAGCAAGAGATTCTGCTAACTCTGCCAACTGTACTTGTTGGTCATAACTAAACCCTTCCTTTGCATAGTTTGCAAAGTTGGCAGTATCTGAAGCAGGGACATATGGTGGGTCAAAGTAAACTACATCACCAGACTCAATGTTCTCATAGAGTGCAGAATCCTCAAACGATGTTGACATGAACCGATGCTTTCTCTGTAGGAAGTACATCCTAAACGCCATCATTTCATTTACAGGACACTTTGGATTCTTCATTTTACCAAAGGGAACATTAAACCCACCTTTGGAGTTGTATCTAGTCAGACCATTGAAACAGTGGCGGTTGAGATACACAAACAAACGTGAGCGTTCTTGTGTGTCAGTGGACTCATTGAATAGTTTACGCCATCCAAGATATTCTTCTTTGTCATTATTCTCAGAGCGAAACAGTTCACCACAGTATTGAATGAAAGTATCGTCGTTTGGATTAGTCAGATACTTGTAAAGATTGATGAGGTCACTGTTAATATCATTCAGCACATATTCATCAGCAGACACATTTAGTGCGACTGCCATACTACCACCAAACGGTTCAATGTACCGCTTTGGATCACCAATAATGGGCAACAAATGGGGCAGGACTCTGAACTTATTGCCTGCCCATTTCAAAAAAGGTTTACGCATACTTATCAGTTCAGTTTAGTTGGGTCTGCGAGTCCTACTCCTTTTAGCAATTCTTCACCAATAGCAGCACATTCACATTTGATGTTGTTTTTAGCAACATCACCATTATAGTCGTCAACAATCTTTCTGGCAATCAAAATGTCAGATGCACCTCTTGTGTTTTTTGTCCAAATAGACCTAGAAATTTTGGAAAAGTTATTGGTTAAGTACCATTTAAGTCCAGTTCCTTTTTTTGCATCACCAACAGCATCAAGCAGAGTCTGAATTGCAGCAAGAGCACCAATCATGCTCCCATCAACAGCATCAAGATTCCACTTTTTATAGACTGGTTTGAGAAAGTCTACTGCTTTTTTTGTTGGAGTAATCTTCCACTTAGCAATAGATTCGTTTGCTTTTGCCCAACCATTAACCTCTACACCATCATCATATCCAATCCCCTCAGATTGAATACCAATAGTAATCCAGTTGTCTTCAAATTCTTTTGCCCACTCATCACCATAAGAAAGTCCTGCTCGAACTTTATCAAGTGTGCTGGTGTTTTTGCGAGAGGTGTTATACTTTTCAAAAAGTTTTGCTTCCTCTTCAATACACTGTTGAAGAGTGCTGTTAGGATCATGAACAATTACCTGGCAAGGAACGTCCAATTCTTCTCCTGAAAGAATTGCCATGATTGCCTTATGTTGCCCGTCGATGATGACAAAAGTTCCATCTGGTCGCAGTGCAACGACAAGAGTCTGGCATAGAATATAATCGAATTGCTTTGCCTTTTTAAGTGTGGTGAGACAAATGTAGCGTTGATAGTCTCTACTAACTTTTAGTTGACTTGCACGAATAAATGCAAAGTATATTTGTTTTTTTACTTTTGTATCGTCAATGGGATGCACATAGATAGCATCTTTATGTGCTGCTCCCTTCAAAAATTTGACTGTACTAATTTTATTTTTTGGATCATCAATGATTTCCTGAAGTGACAGGAGACGTGGGTCTTCTAAGTAGTTTTTCATTTTAACCTTGAATGGAGGAAAATAAGAGTAGAGTTTAAGGTCATCCTCTGATTTGGACCGATTTTATTTAGTGTAACAGATTTTCAGTTAGTTGTCAATCACATTACCTCGTTGAGATAAGTTTCCCACAGTTCAAATTTAGTGAGGAACTCATCAAAGTTGAGCACAGTAACATTAGGAGTGTGCATCCAAGTTTCAAAAACACCATTGCGATAAGCATCATCGTGCTTCCAACCTGGACCTGCTAATACAATAATAGCAGACTCATATCCATAAGTAAAGCAAGCATGTTGGAGACACATTTGCTCGTAAGGAATCTTTTCCTCAGCAGTTCCTGCTACATCCTGATACTTAAGCGAAACAATCGTAGATTGGTCAACAACCAAATCAGTATTGTGAGCACCACCAGTAGGACGAAGACCAATGTTTACTTGCTCTTCAACATTCAGACCAGCGAGACTCAACAAATGCTCACAAAAGTTCTCAAAATACTTTCCAGTTTTGTCAGTGCGACGGGATGCGTGAGTTGCCATGGATTGATCGGGTTCCTTTGACTCTTTTAATATACACGAAACCGAACCCCATGGGGGCGATGGTGTGACACTTATTATCTGTCACACAGGCAACCGCGCAACCGATCTTTTCTTTCTATATTTTTCTATGAAATTACGAGCACTAATTGAGTTTCTGCATTTTTTTAGTTGTTTCCCTTGGTGAATGACCATAAGACCCTTACCGCACGGGACAGCAGCATAAAATGAATTTATATCATTCCAGTCCCCAACAATGAACCCAAGTGGACCACATTTAGGATCAAGGATGTTGCTGTTGGTTGGTTGATGATTGTTCATAAGGTTTCCGTAATTTTGATATGTGCCAGCGTGAAGAATAATATAAGTCATGATTGTCAAATGCGGAAACATCAAAATCACGAACTGCAACATCAATTACATTTCTTGTAGATAGAGACTCCCCACATTTTGCACAATGATCAACAACCCTCGCAAAGAAATCTCTTACATTCATTGCCAGTTCTCCATAAATTCATCTAAAGTGTAACCTTCACCCGTGCAAGTTTCTTCTACTAACTCTTCTATAGAGTAGTTTTGAAGTTCCTCACGATATTCTTCTGTAGTTTGATCATTTTCTGGGTCAAAATCATCATGGCAGAGATAGTCCCACTCTGCACATAATGCGTTGATAAGATCTGCTCTTGTATACTTCATCGACGAATCTCACTGATAGCGGGTTGACCTTGATTGAACACGACATCAACAACTGCCTGCACTTTCTTGGCAGTGCTGATACCAACCGTGTCATAGGTAGGGATGCAAACAAGACCAAAAGTCTTTTCAGTGCTACCCAAACGAATCACACGACCGATAGACTGACTGATGCCAATATAGTCCATGTTACGCATGAAGATAACTGCCTCAAGTCCGCTGACGTTAATACCTTCAGACAGAATAGAGTGGTGAATGACTACAAACTTCTTGGTGCCATCTTTGCCCCAAGTGTTCAACGTGTTGAAGAACTCTTCGCGGTTGACTTTCTTGCCGTCGATGATTGCGCCAGTCTTAGATGTGATTGTCATCCAAGAATAACCACGCTCAGCGAGTTGCATACAAAAGTCAGACTGAGAAATAAGACCCATAATCTGCTTTGTGGTGCGAGCACAAATCAGAGTCTTGTCGATGTTGTTGTCATCAATAGTTTCCAGCAGGTTGTCAGCATCCTCTGCATACATGACCTTGCGACCTTTCACCAAAGGCAGTTGCTTAACTACAACTTTGGGGGGAAGAATATAACCACCTTCAACCAACTCAGGTGCAGGAATGTTGGCAAGAACTTGACCATAAACAGACCAGTTCATGCCTGGTTTCTTAGGAGTCAGAGAATGTTTGGGGGTTGCAGTATAGAAATAGCAACGATCTGCGTTCTCTGCAAAGTATTCAGTAGCAGGAAAGAAGTTCTTCTTTACGCTGTTATGTGCCTCATCAAAATAAATGTTGTTGACCTCAATATCCGCCTCCATGATACGATGCAGGGAATTGTAGGTGGTAAAGATGATGCAGTTCTCGCCCATAAAGCGAGCACAATTAGCATACAAATGAATTTTGTCAGCATTTGTGGTGCTAGTGTAGTGCGTTTCACCACTGTGGACGTGCATCACATGCAGATAAGGATCGCTGTTGTCAGGATCAATAACCTCCATAAATTCGCTGCACAGTTGTTCTGCCAGCAGAATACGCGGAGCAACAACAACAGTCGTCACACCATTGTCAATACTATTCATGGACGATTGCGCGTCCATAATCATCGTCAGAGTCTTGCCACCACCAGTGGGCACAATGATCTGACCTTTTTTGTATGCAAGCATACGATCAGTGATGCGCTGTTGATGGGGGCGGAGAGTAATAGTCAATGTTGTTCCGTCGATGAATATAGTATAAGGCACAGAGACCCCCCTAGGAGCGCCTCTGTGCCACTTGTTTAACTGTCTTGGTCCTCTTGTGTCTCCTCTACTTTTTTAACTACTTTAGGACCAACCTGCACACGATTTGATTCATAAAAGAACTTAACTCGTTCTTTTCGTGCTTGCAACAACATATCATATTCTTCTTGTTGTTCTTTAGTAAAGCGGAAATCTTGTTGCTTCCAAACTTTACGCAAGTCCTCTAGATGTGGCAGGACGTTGACAGTGGAGGTAGGAAAGTTCATGAGTATTGTTGTTGAAGTTGTTTGACAAGTGCGGGGGCGAAGTGTTTAACTTCTTCGATCAATTCTTCATCGTCTAGATCATTGAGATGTAAATTTTGCGAGTCAACAAAGTATTGGCGAAGTTGATCGTTTGACATTTGATCCAAATCCCATTGGATGTATTCTGCTTGAACTTGTTGTCGAGTGATGGCAGTCATGTCAGACGGTGTACTTATCTTGGGCAAATTCGTCGCACTGAATGAAATACTCGTCAGACTTTTCTTGCATTTCAAGTTCTTCACAATCAGCAATCAAGTTGAGAAGAGTTTCTTTGTCTTCAGCGAATTGTTCGAGAGTGTAACTCATGTCCTGCATTTGTTTGACTCTGTTAATATACATGGAATCGGTGGTCTGTGGGAGATTAGTGGACAGTAATCTGAGTGTCCACTGCTCCTAGATTTTTCTTTACATGTTCTTCCCAGAATACAGCATCTTCAATTTTAAGAAAGGTTGCTTTCTGTTTTGCATAACCCTTTTTCTTGGGTTTCATGTAATTCACTTGGTACATCATTCCAATGCCTCACAACTCCAGATACAATAAAAGCGTTAGTGACCATGTAACTAACAAATATACAGGTGCGAATGAGAGCAACCCAATCATCATAATTCTTTGTTCTTGTGTCACTAAAACTCCCTAACGTATACTTCCATGTCGTCCAGATTTGACGCATTTGAATATCTCCTACTGTTTACATAAACAAGTTCATCATATTGAAAATCTTGAACAACAACCAAGCAGTGATGTTTCTTGTGTCGTGGCACTAAGTCATCCTCTTTTGGTCTGACACTAATCTCAATGGTGAGATGTGTGTCATCAACATAATACACCCATCCCTCAACATTACGCCAGGAAACATAATCATCTAGTCTGGGTTCATACTTCATTGAAATGCTGCCATTAAAGGATTGAGGTTTAACTGCATTGCAGTATATGGACGGGTGTCGTTGATGTCTACTGGATCTCCTTGCTTGGAGTAGTTAATAGGCGCTGAATACCTTCCTTTTTTAGAATCATAGAATCCCCAGACGGACTTAGGTGGTACATCAGTATAGGAGAAAGTGCCATCATTGACAATGCAAATCCGACAAACATTACGTCGAAACGACTCAACTTCGTAGTGGTATCCTTCGGGGGGTTCATGATGAAAATCTGGGGGCAGTTCGAGTTGGTTCGTCATCAACGAAGATTGCTTCATAATCTGGATACATTGTAGCAACAATATATTGTGCCAGTGATTGTGTAGGTGACACTACATAAACCTCCACATTATATGAGTAAGGTTCTTCCCCTGGCGTATCTTGCATGGAGAGTTCTACCTCAACTCTCCATATATTTCCTCTCTTGAGATGCCTATCCCAAGAAACTGTCATGTCAGGTCGCATGGTGTGCTTTCAGATCTGGGTTTGGTTGTGATTTAGTCAGGTCTCTACGAGACTGATTCTTGATAACAATAAACGCATCTTTATTATACTTACGCACGCCAAATGGTGTTGCCCATTTCTTATTATACTCTTCCCCTTGATGAATACCTGACACAACAGTTCCACCAATTTCTACATCAACTTCATCGCCATATTCCCACCCAAGTTTCTCCAAAGCAATGGCAAGTTCTCCTAGCATCTTACCAGGATAGATCATAGATTCTTCGCTCATGTTGTAAACTGCTCCACAATACAGGACTCAATCTTTTCTGCAATGGCATATGTTGGTGCCTTCATGATATTTTCACGGAGACGATTGTAATACTGTTGATTCAAACCGTCATCATTTTCCGTGATAAGATCAAAACATTCATCATCACTTTCCGCAACCACATTCCAAATACCACCATATTCCGATGCTGGGAATGGAATAAAGTGGTCCACAACGTACATAAACTTAGTCATCATCCTCGGTAGTTTGCTCCTTCATTTTAGGTGGATTTGTAAGATTAGTCAACTGTCTCTCCAATTCACATTTGATTGAAGACAGTTTGCAATAAAGATAATGCCTGTATTCATTATCTTTAGTGAGTTGTGTGATTCCGTCTACTTGATACAAAGCAAGTATCAGTTTTGTCTGCTCATCCATTACGAACAGAAAAACTCTTCGAGATAGTAATCAACGGTAACCTCAAGTTCTGCTGCTTCTGATTCAACCATCGCCCAGAACTCTTGGGCGATTTCTTGTGCTTCCATTTCGTGTTTCGTCATGTCAATCAAACAGCAAGGTTTCCAGCGGGAATCTCAACGATTTCGGGATCGTTGTCGTTAAATTCATTCATATCATAGCACACCCAACCAGCACTGGTGAAGATGTAAGAGAACTCTTCACCATCAGACAAAAACTCTTCGCGGGTCTGATCATAACGAGGAGGGCAATTCTCACCACGAGCAGAATAATACTCGGGAGCATATTTACCCTGAGGAAGTTTCTTGCCCCAGATCTCATCTGCCCAGCAAGATGACATGTCGCCGCCGTCAATCAGGTCTGCTACTTGTTCGCGGGAGTTGTAATGAGTTGTCAGGATGCGTCCCAACCACTCAGGATAACCATCCCAGTGATGATAAGAAGACAGGATGCTGCCATCCTTGAGTTCAATGCCGATGCGTGAGCGGGTTGCCATGAGTGGTTTTCCTTTGACTCTTTTAATATACACGAGATCGGAGTGGATGGTGTCAAAAGTGGACACTTCAACCACCGTCCACCTGGCACCCGATCATGCTGCCTGCAACCATTCCACTAGGAATCGCCCAGATCCAGTTATCTTTCTTAGAAAGAACTCCACCTAATGCACCACCCAAAAGTCCACCTGCTACTGTACCTTCGACACAGGAATTATTATCCACACGACCCACGTTGGGATGTGGGTCATCGTATCTATAGTTAGTACGAGGAGCAGACTGAGGCACATATCGTGATCTTGCTGGTCTTGATGTTTCACAAGCAACTCGCACTCGTTTCTTATATGATCTCACATATCCAGGGTTATTCATAGTGCCTGGCACATATTCTTCACGATATTCTTTTCGGAAGCACTTTTCTTGTTCGGCATATCCACCCCTAGACTTATATCCTGTTGCAGGACCAGCAAATGCGGGGGCAGATGTTGCACCAATTAGCAATAATGCTGCTAAGAGTTTCATGGTTTTTGATCAACTGTTAATAATTTATATTAAAAAAGGAGGGATGTCAATCCCTCCTGTGCCACTTAGCGATCTGTCACAGCATAAAATGCTTTGTCTGTCAAGGCATTAACAACAAGAGAAAGATCTTTCATCAGATGATTCATTTCATACTGATGAATCTTGTAGCGTGCTTTGAAATCTTCAAACAAAAGTTCAAAGGTAGCAGCATAGTCCTCGCGTTCCATAACAACTTGAGGACGATTGGCGACGGTCATAGAGACTCGGTTGACTACCCCCATAATATGGCACAAAAAAAGACCCCTTGCAAGGGGTCTTGTGCCAGTTATTCTTTTGTCCTTGCCTTTTGAACAAGGTACTCAGCAAATTCTTCCATTTTGTCTGGATGAATTGACCGAATATCTGCCTGTTCTACCGCAAGTTTCATTGATTCAATATGTTCATGCTTAAGTTTTTTGTCTTTTGGTAGAGTCATGGGCAATCTCCTGGATGTGATGACATGCTAACATAGCATTTCACAATTAGTTAGTAATTTAATCTTTTCTTTGGGATTGTGTAATAGGAGTTAATGGTTCAATTTGTTCCATTTCATTCCATACACTCTCAAAGTCACTAACATACCAAGAACCAAACTTTTCAGGGGAATACCAAAAGTCTTCCCAATCATGTTGTGTTGCTTCACTGATGTTAGACATCTTGTGTCTCCTCTTTTCTTTTTTTGATTGCTTTCTTCATCGCCTTTGCATACAAAACTTCTTCTGGAGTATACCAGCTAGGGTGTTTCTTTGCACGTTTGATGATTTGTTTGCAAACTTTTTTGTCCTCCATGTTACATACGTTGACAGTATGTAATATTTATCAGTACAGAGATTCTTCTTGTTCAGTAACAATAACGCAGTCGCTTGTGGGATAAGCAACACAGGTCAAAACAAATCCTGCTTCCATTTGATCATCATCCAAGAAAGATTGATCCGTTTGATCTACAGTACCTGACTCAATTTTACCAGCACAGGAAGAACATGCACCAGCACGGCAAGAATAAGGAAGATCAATACCTGCCTCATCAGCAGCGTCTAGAATATATTGGTCATCTTCGCACTGAATAGTTTGTTCACCTTCAGAAGTTTTCAGAGTAATTGAATAAGTCATGTACCTTTATTACTGTCAGAAATATTATATATCACTGAATGTATCTTGTCAATCTGTTCTTTTTGAAGACTTATTCATTGGCACGCCATTCCTTTCTCATTTCTTTGTATGTAGGATCGTATGCGGCAGCATCTCTAACTTTCTTAAAAATAGCAGCACTTTTGGCTTTGGTAGAGGTTCGCCAATCTTCCTCTTGGGGTCTAACTTTACCAGATGTTTTATCGTACTTCCTTCCACTGGAGTGATTTGCATAGCGACGTGCTCTCGTAAAACCCATTTCCAAGAACTTTCTCGCCATGTCCATACCAATGAAGTCTCCTTTGGTCTTAAATCCAAGGAACATTTCGTATATCTTAGCAGAAGATTTGCGAGCAGCAGTTTCATTTACGAATCGCCAATGAGCACAAATGTCGTCTGTATAAGGGCGAACCAATAAAACCCCTTGTTCTCCCCTTCCAATACGATAAAGTTTGCGAGTCTCTGCATCTGTGAAGTCCAGAGACTTATAATCGAGTTCATAATCAAATTCCTTCATGTCAAGTTAGACGAAGACGATAATCCTTAAGTTTCTGTACTAAATGCGTGTGATCTGTTACACCTGGTGCAATTTGTTCCCTTGCTCTTGCTACATCATGTGCTGACATTGTTTCCAATGATTTAAGCAGGTGGTCTACTTCTTGCAGTGATAGATTCATTTTTGGAGTGACTCTACAGTATATGTATTTCCGTCTGCAAGTACCTGATCATGAAGATCAGCAATATCTTGCAAACCTTCTACACTATACCATGGAGCGGTCTCCCAATCAAACCCATCACCGAAAGTATTGTCAGCATTTGCAACATACCAGTGGCAAGATGTATCAGGAACATCCACGGCACAATTACTCCAATCATCAGACCATTGTGGAACCTGAACCCATAGCAATGCAGCAAAGAAAAAGTTAAGAAGAGGCAGCATTTTTAAGTGTGGTTAGAAGGTGCATGTTTCCATGTATGTATCCTGCGACGATAACACTAAGTGTCGCTACTATCACTCCCAGGAACATCAGAACTCCCGGCATTAGGGACTTCGATGACATATTTTTTGAAGGACTCTCCTCGGGAGTTGACACATAGGACTGAGTACCATTTTCCATTGGTTAATTCTACAATGTTATCTAAAAGAGTTTTGGTAATGTTATCACCACAAACTTTTTTCCAAACTTCAACTTTTTTATAAATTTCCATCAATCATTCCCAGCGTTTAGTTTTCAGATAGTTAAGTACATCTTGACGGACATCCATCAATTCATGATAGCACCGTTGATTGTGAGCACATTGACGGAGAGAAGGATCGGGTTTGATAACAGATTCAATGAAAATGTCAAGTCCACGATTCCACTTGTCTTGTTTACTTTCACCATCAGGGATTTGATTTTGGTCCTTCATTAAAACACTCCGGAGTTGATTCCTTAATTACTTGTACAATTTCATCAGCATCTTCTCTGTTGATAAATTCAGATTTCTGATTGTACTCGTACACTCTATCTATTATGTTCTGTGCATCGGTACATGACATTTCACTATACTTAAGCGTGTCAAACGATAATGCAAAGAGCACAGTCATTAACGCTACCATTAGATTACCTCCCAATGATCATCTGCGGATTCATTCATCCAAAAGAAGTATTTACCACTGATAGATGCAAGAAACACTTTACCATCTTCACGCTTCTCAATACGACAAGAGTGTAGACTGTCCATCTGATTAGCAAAACGATTCTTTGCTTTGGAACTCCTTGGTTTTACACAGATAAATTC